CACGATCGCTACCGCATTTTCAGCAGGCAGTGACAACCGTGCCCAAATCGTTCTCGCCAACTACGAGGCTGCACTTGCCAACTTCACCGATGACCTCGGTGCTGGTGCGGTAGCCATCCCCGGCGCGACCGAGGATGCAGGCATGGACGTGACTAACCTTCACCAGGCAATCATCGATCACGCCGACACCAACCACCGCGTTGCTCTGTTGTCGTTTGCCTCTGGCGATTCGTCTGACGACGCGATCAGTGCTATGGCTGACTATGGCGACTACGCCGGCTCAGAGCATGCGGCCTTCTACTGGCCCTGGGTGACCGCCAACCGCGCAGTTAACACTCCAGTGACCCTGTCGCCAGAGGGCTATGTCGCGGCCAAGCGTTCGGTGGCCTTTAACGCCACTGGCCCATGGTCTCCCTACGCTGGTCTCGCTTCGGAAGCCAAGTTCCTCACCGGCCTGGCTTCGATCGTCAGCAAGACCCTTGGCGACAGCCTTGACGAGTCTCGCGTCAATGCCCTCCGGATCATCAATGGCCGGGTCCGGGCGTACGGCGCTCGCTCGGCTTCGTCTGACGAGGACAACTTCCGCTACATCACTGCCCAGGAAATGCTGAACTACATCGTTGTTCAGTCGCAGAACACCCTGGAAGACCTGGTGTTCTCCACCATCGACGGTCGTGGTGCGCTGTTCGGCCAGGTGGATGCCCGCCTGCGAGCCGTTCTCGAACCACTGCGTCTCGCTGGTGGCCTGTACGAGGCGTTCGATGTTCTCGGAAGCCGCATCGACTACGGCTACACCGTCGTCGTGAACGACGCAATCAACCCTGTCAGCCAGTTGGCTGGAGGCCTTATCAAGGCCAAGGTTGGCGTTCGCGTGTCCAGCATTGGTGACCAGATTGAAGTTGAAGTCACCAAGTCCAACCTAACAGCATCAGTAGTCTGATAAGGAGTTACCGTGTCAAAACTAGCGCAGAGGCAAATTCTGGCGAAGATTGTGCCTTCGGACAACATGACCCAGGAAAAGGGTCCCAACGTCGACGGCTACTTCGCACAGGTCTCTGGTGGAGAAATCACTGCTTCCGTGGAAAAAATCTACGTGGGTGGCGAGACATTCCCAGAGGTGTTGTGCGCGCCGGCTGAAGTCGGTGACATCACCCTGACCAAGCACTTCGACACTACTGACGTAGCCTCGGGAGCCTTCCTCCCCAAACTGCGCCAACTGGTTGGCCGCGTGTACTATGACATCACGGTCTATACCCTGGACTGTGATCTCAAGGTTCCCGGCTCGGACCGCGTGTACCCCAAGTGCTTGCTCGTCGGTTTGAGCGAGCCAGACGGTGACTCGTCGTCTGGCGCCCCCGCTGTATTCGCGCTGACCTTCAGCGTGTCCAGCGTCGCGGCCCCTCGCTGATCTGAGTTTCCCGCCGTCGTTACGGTGACGGCGGCGGGAACATAATTTTACCGTATTCTGCAACTTACCTATTCCTACTATGCTAAGGTCCCTGATTATGGCTGAATCATTCCAACTCGATGAGTCCACCCCTGCAGCGAAAACCGCCAAGCAGGCTGACGTAACCCCATCTGTGCTCGACCAGTTGAAGGCAGTAGTCTCCAAGAAGGTTGAGCGCCAGGTCATCTACATCGAGGTGCCGGAGCGACCGGGCGTACTCCTCAAGGTGAGCCCGAATATCACTCAGCACCAGATGAAGGCCTGGCGGCGCAACGCCGGCGAGGAGACCAAGAACGGTCTTGATCCGCTTAAGTTCGCCTGCTCCGTAATTGGTCATTGCACCATCGGCTTTGAGATCAATGGTGAAGAGGTTGCTGACTCGGATGGCACCGTCCTGACCTTTGCGTCGCCGGAAATCATGGAAATGACGGAGACAACCCGCCCCCTCCCCGACTGCGTCCGCGCCTTTTTCGGCATCGACCCGCACGTCGAGGCTGCCGCTGTAGCGATCATGGAGGCGTCCGGTTACGGCGATACGGTTGAAACCGTAAACCCTACGAAGACGTCCTCGACGAACTAGTTGAGGACCCGCGGATAAAGACCGCGGCCCGTCTCGGGGAATTATTCGGGACTGATCCAATTCGCATTTTGGACTCCTCCGATGAGGAGTGGTTTGTGCGTATGGCCTGCGCCAAAGTCATTGAGGCGGATCGGCTAGAGCAGCAGAAACAAATGGACAGAATGCGCTAAAATAGGGCATCCCTAGCGCTGCTACTTACATAGGTTGATCATGGCCGACGAACGTGTTGTCGTAAAAATTGATGTCGACATCTCGGGCGTTCAAAACATCACACGCTTGCAGAAGCAGTTGGCTTCGATGAACCGAATGAACGACCGGTTCATGAAGCGCCAATCACTCATAAATGAGCGCTTCAGCGCTATTAAAAATCGCACCGACCTTGTTAGCCGCACATTTGTAAGGATGCGCTCAATTGTTGGAACAATGATTGGGATTTTTGCCAAGTTCAATGCGATACTGACTGTTGTTGCCACAGCAGCGTTGCCTTTGCTGAATGCCACCTTTGCCACTGGTCGGCTCCTGGCAAAGGCGTATCACGGAGCCCTGCAATTAGTGGCTGCCGGCGTTGCCGCAGTTGGCGCGGCAGCAGCGGTAGCGCTCGCTGGATTCCGTGAATACAGCGCAGCCATGCAGTCGTTCAACTACACGACGAATAATAACTTCCTTGGTGCAACACAGAACGCTTCGGCAAGCCTGCGAGGCCTCCAGCGCGATGCCGAACTGGCAGTGTTTGGGCTTACTGGACTAAATGATGCGTTCGTACAAGTAAACCAGAGCAGCCGTTTCACTGGGCAGTCGCAGAACATGCTTCGCCAATTGGCAGACTTTGCCGCTGCTGGCGGAGACCCGGCCAAGAATATTGCCGCTGCTGGCGCATTTATTGGCCTGTTGCAAAAAGAAGGCAAACTTACCCAGAACGTCCTGGCCGCTGGTCAGAAGATCGGTCCCCAATTTGCCAAAGCCCTTGATGAAGCCAAGAAGCGCGGCATGTCTTCAGTTGCCGACTTCCAGAAGTTGCTGTCGAGCGGAGAACTCGCTGCCTTCGGCGGAGTAACCGGGCAGGCGGGCCGCGTACGCCAGACGCTGTTCGGCCAACTCAAGGGCTATATGAGCCAATTCTTCACCATGGGTGCAGATATCGGTGACAGCCTGTTGGGGCCAACCAAATCGGCACTTGACCAAGTTGCGCAATCACTCATGGGTGTTCTTCGGCGCGTTGGTCCATCTATTGCTTCTTTCGGCAGGGGCCCATTCCTTGAAGGTTTCGTTGGCATGTTCCTCAAGTTGGAAGAAATTCTCATCAAGTTATTCCGCGAGTATCTTCCCAGGTCGGAGGGAATGGTTGGCCGGTTCGTTTCGTTTTGGAAAGAACTTGTCTATGTATTTGAAGACATTGTTGATCGCCTGCGGCCATACACCGAAATCGGCCGTGCAATCATGGACATTTTCGGGCCGGCGTTCACGCAAATCTTCGAGCGGTTCGGGGCAAAGTATCAAGATATTGGCGTACTAATTGAAGACAACCGAGAGCAATTCGACAGATTCGGAAGCAATCTTGAGCGCTTCGTCAACCTGTTCTTTGACTTTGCAAAAGTGCTTGAGGAAAGTTTTGTTAAGGCTTTGCCAGTCATCAATGCGCTTGCTGAAGCATTTATGACAATTGCAGAAATGGTACTGGCAATTGTTGGTGGCATCGGACAGATGGGCTCAATGGGGGGAATGGCCGCCCTTGGCTTGATGTTTGGTGGGAAAGCAATGCTGGGCAGCAAGAGGGGCCCTGGCGGCCGGCGAACCCGGGGCAGAGCGGGCCGCGGCATGATGCGTGGGGCCCGTACCATGGGTGGAGCGATTAACAGCGCTCTAGGTCCCTTCGGGGTCCTGGGCGGTGGATTTATGCCGGGAATGAATAGTTACGGTTCCGGCATCGGACTAGCAAACACAACAGCCTTCGCTGGCCGTGGAGCCTACAACGCTGGTATTTTTACTAGGAATCTCGCTAGCCGCGCTAGCGTTGGGGCAAGAAACTTTGTTCAGGACCGTATTGCTGCTAGGGAACTTAGGCGGCTTGGATTTTCTCCCATGGAAGCAAGAGAAATGAATGGCGGTCTTCTGCCTGGCGGTGGAACTGCAACATACACTCCAAAGCAATACAAGAAAATGTTCCCATTCAATAGGTTTGGGACGAGTGCAATTAGTGGGCCGCAGGCTCCGCCGTCGCACCTGATGAACTTCCAGCAGTATTCCGATGCAATCACCAAGGGGACCACACGACAGAGTTATCGGGCGTATCGTGCTGGAACAATTGGTAAAGCCGGGATGGGTATAGGCGCTTCGCTGAAGGGGGCGTTGCGCAGCAGTGCTCGTCAGGGTCGATTTACTCGTGGCTACGCTCCGACCGGACTGGGCGCCGGCTTGGCATCCATGATGGGCAGCGCCGCCCTCATGAACAACTTTCAGTTTGCCGATACCGGATTGGGAAGTGCGGGCAACACGATCGGATCAATGGGATCGATGGTTGCCATGTTTAATCCCATGGCCGGTCTTGGGCTGACGCTCGCTGGCGGTGCTCTTGGCGCAAAGACTCCTGGCGGTGGAGCGCTCGCCGGAGCCGGAGCCGGTGCCGCATTCGGAAGTATGGTGGGTGGCCCTGTTGGCGCCGCCGTAGGCGCGGTTATTGGTGCGGCTATTGGCGGAGTAACTGGAGCGATCAACCGCTTCAAGGGCGAAGAAAAGAAACTGAAACAGGACGCTCAAAAGGTCGGCCTTGAGGTGATGGGCGCTGTTGCGCGATCATTCATTGGCACAGGAGACTTTTCGCAGGTTTCTGATATTGCCGGCAAACTTGGCAAGCGAGCCGACTATATTCGCGGCCTTGGTCTTGAGGGCATGGACCGTGATGCCCGCAAGGCCGAAGTGGCACGACTGCGCGCCGAAGGCAAAATTACAAGAGAAGAGGCAGACACACTAAACGCTGGCGTCACAAAATATGTTGATGGCCTAGACCTGCAGCAAGAAAAAATTCTTGAGGTAACAGAAATTATCGAAAGGGGCTTCAATGACAAAATGGATGTCCTTAAGTCGATGACAGGTAAGTCCACGGAAGAACTTCTGGCCCTGGCAAATACTATGGGCGTTGACCTATATGAAGCAACAGAGTCAGTGCATAGTGCCGTTGTAGCACTAGGCCTCGCCTCAATGCGCACAGCCGAAGAAATTATTGGTTCAGTTCGCGATATTCAGATCGAAGCGCTCGATCCCCTGCGCAAGCAACTTGAAAGGGGAGACCTGTCTGACCAGTTGAGCCAAATTGAAATTGCCTTCAGGGACCTGGGAAGTACTGCAACTGCCAATGACGTAAATCAACTGCTTCTTGACTATGTAGATGTTCTTAATGTGATGAACCCCGATTCCCCATTGACAAATCTGCTTCATGCGCGAGACCTGATCAACAGAGGGATTGCCCCGGGCGGCTTTCTGGAAGGTCAGGCCGACATTATTAGAGCGTCTGGTGTCCAGCGAACCCAAGATACGGCTATTGAAACCACCCGCACCAATGCTATTCCGAGTATCGCCAGAGACATTGTTGCTGGACTGGCATCACAACAGAACATTGCCGCTGATTTCGGCCAGGTTTCCGCGATGCTTTCTGGCTTGTCACCAGAGCAACTTCAATCCGTAATGAATCAACTTGCCAACGGAACACTCCTAAATACATTTGGACACACTGGCGCGCGGGGGCATGGCACTGGAGTACTAGGTGGGCTTGGTTCTTTTTCGTATATGCACCTTAATACGCAGACTAGTCCCTTCTTTGACATGCTCAGTGATGACCAGAAGACCATGTATCTCGGAATTCAGGACGCGGTCAAGGCTGGGTTCGGGGCAAACCCAGACTGGTACGCGGATGCGCCTGTCTGGTACAACCAAAATCCATCATGGTTCGATCCCTCTGATGGAACCGTTCCCGATACCAGGACGCCCCGCGGCGACACAACCACCCAGCGTCTTGGGCGAACCTTGAGCCGCCACAACTACTTCAACTCAATGCTTTCTGGCAAGCGTTCGATTACATCGGCCTTCCGCACAACGAATCTTGGCTCAATTAACTCTGACCACATCACGGGCCGCGCATACGACCTAGTCGGTCAGAATCTTGGCCAGTACGCGAGTCTTGTAAATAACTCCGGTGGATTCGCGGAGTTCCACGGTCGCGGCGGTGGCCGTCACCTTCATGTCGTTCCTGGCGAAACACCCATGGGTGACATGTCGATGCCGGCGATTAGGCCAATGTCGACACCATCGGCGTCGAGTAATGTCTACAACTATTCGGTCAATGTCAATGGCGCGAATGCAGACGCCAATGAAATCGCCTCCAAGGTAATGGATCGAATCCAGCGCCTCGATCAGAACCGCCGCGAAAGGAGATAGTCATGTCAACTTCAGACCTTCGGTCACTGCGGTTCACCATTAAAAACACCAGCGATAGGCGAGCCCTTTCTGTGGGTCAAATCTCTGGCGCTGTGGCAGTTCAGTCCCAGAACATCACCGCGAAAATGGTTCTGAATCTTTCAACTATTCAGGACCAGCCGTACGAGTTCTTTTTCCCCTATGCGCCGATTGATGTTCAATACTCCAACATGGCCGCTGAATGGACGGAAATCAACCGCCCTGGGCGCACCCCATTAATTGACTACTCACAAAGCAAGTTGCTCGACGTTTCATTCAACTTTTTGGTTGCTCGGCCTGGGGACGGAATCACATACAGCGTCGACGATGACTTAGTAACACTGAGATACATGGCATCCTCGAAGCGAACCGTCAGTGTTTTTGGCATGGATGGAATGCTGACCAATCCATTCCAGATTCCCGGCCAGCCAAGCAGGACATCTAGCGGTTTCTTTTTCCACATTACAGACTTCACGGTTCGCTCAGTCCGACGAAATAAGGACAATCAAATTACAGCGGCGGAGTGCTCGATCACTTTGCGTGAAGTGAATAACCCGGATATTGGGGTCGTGCGCTTTCCTGCAATCACGTATCCGCGGCAGGTGCCGCCAGTTAAAAAGAAAAGTCCGCCCCCCGATACCCACAAGGAATTGACCACAAATCAAAGAATTGCTTTAGACCAAGCCGTCGAACAAGGCATAACTGTGCTTATTCCCATACCTGCATCTGGATGACCCGTGATGATCGATTCATCATTAATTACCATCAATGACCTGACCACAAAACAGGTCGGCCAAATTGCCGAATACATCACAGACTTTTCTGTGAGTTACCGCATCGACGGCGCAAGCGAAATCTCATTTAGTGTTATCGATCCAGATTTCTCCATGATGAAGGGCAACTACTTTCAAATTCGTCGCAATCTGGTATACCGCAACATGCCATTTGAAATTGCGGCAGTCGAGGTGGGTCGTGGCCCGGGGTCGTCGCCCCAGATTAATATTCAGGCTCGATCCACATTCATCCAGTTGATGAAACGCGACAAGCAGCCCAGGGCCATCGGTGGCGCCTCGGCCTATGACTTTGCCCGGCTCACGGCCAATCGCTTCTTCCTGAAGTTCTACGGACAGTCAAATCCCACCGTTCAGTCCTCCTTCCAGGTCTCTAGCGGCAACAACGACGAATCCGTCTGGGACGTACTGGGTAGGGCGGCTGCATCACTTCAGTATGCGCTGTTCGAAAGCGACGGTTCGCTATTTTTTGCGTCTCAGGCGTTTTTGCTTGGCAAGATCGGCATCGACACTGATCCGTCAAATATCTTTACAGCCGAGGGATCGATCACTGCATTCGGCATCAACAACCTTCAATACATTCCAATCACCTATCCGACCCCGTCCACTGACTCTCGATTTGTTTGTCTTGACATGCCACGTATTCGTCGATCAGAGAATGACCCTCTTGAGGGGTCGGGCAGTGTTGTCCTTGACAGAACAAATGCGGTCAATATCCGGCCGGGAATGACGATTGGACTTAAGGGCTTGCCAAATTTTGATGGGCTGTATTTGGTTACTGCCGTCGAGTTCATGGAAGGCGTACCAGACCCGGTTAATGTCACCTTCCAAACTGCAGTGGTCCCTGACCCCAAGAAGGTGAACTGATGAACCTGATTTCCTATAGCAAGGCCTCATCAGTCCCCGTCCAGGGCGGCGGCGTTTACATCGGCATTGTCGTTCGGGTAGACGGGAATGCCTGCTACGTGCAGTTGCCGCGGCTCAGCGGTGAAGCGGCCTATGGCCCATGCCCGACCTTTTTCGGGGCAAATGGGCTGGCTGCCGGCGACACCGTGTTCTGCGCCTTTATTGGCCACTTATCGGACCAATTGGTGGTTCTGTCAAGCACGACGAACAAAATGCCTCGCGGCCTCATGACTGAGGTGGAGGCATCTACTACCGACACATCTGTCACCGCTGAAGAGGTGGCGCTGACGGCCACATGGACAGCCGAAGCCAGCCGAATTTATCGAATCGTCTACATCGAACCCGCGTTGTCTGGCACGTCGGCGGCAACCGCTACATTACGGCTTCGGCAGACCAACCTCGCCGGCACCATTCTGAACTCGTCGACCACCGCCATTGCGTCGACGCTACCATCATCCCTTGGGCGAGTTGAGTCGATCGCCCAGATAAGCGCAGGATCGCAAACGGTCGTTGCCACTCTCCAGTTTTCAGCCGGTACTGGCACCGCAACTCGATCCGGAACCGGGCTCGCCATGCTTTACGTCGAGGATATCGGGGCAGCATGAGAAACGATAAATTCTATATTCTCTCTGTGGGCGCAAGTATTGATTTACAATGGTACGAATAAAGGAATTGACATGGATGCCCTAAAACTGCCGCTAAAATTTGTTGAGGGTTCTGCTGATGTTTGGGCAGATCAGTCTGACCAATATTATGCACATCTATTATTTTGCTTTGCCTCAACTCGTCGCGGCGAATTGGTGCTGATGCCCCAGGTGGGCGTTGGCGATATTCCCTTCGACGTCAAGTCGATTGAAAGCCTTTCATACAACGTCGCTCAGTTCATCCCCGAAATTGATATTGCCGATATTGAGGCTTATGCGAGCGATAGCGGGCAGACAGAAATCAAACTGAGTTTTCTAAAGAGAGATTGACATGGCCTCACCAGACTTCCGAGAGTACGTAGACCTAACCATCTACGACAAGCAGCCCGGCGACCTGTACACAGAGGCCGTCGACTATGCATCCACGGCGCTCCCTGAGTTTTCTCCTCGTACCGGAACAGTGGAAGATGCCCTCCTGCAGGCAACGTCCTATGTTGGTGGGCAACTCATTGCAGCCATCAACCGACTCCCCGATGGCCTGATGGACGGGATCATGGGCCTTTTTGGCCTAGTTCGCAAAGAGGCTTCGTTCGCCACCGGCACAGTAATTTTCACTGCTGTCGACAATGCCGGCGCAAATATCCCATCCGGAACTCAGGTTGGCCACATCGAGACCACAACATCTGGAACGATTCTTCATGTGTTCGAAACGATTGAACCAGGAACCATCACTGCTGGCAGCACCATCTCAAGCCAAATTGATATTCGAGCAGTAAGCACCGGCACCGTGCCATCCCTGGTTGTTGATGATCCCCTTATTATCTTAACACAGACAAATCGCCTACTGTCCGCGAAGATTGGGGCTGACGTTACTCAGGGACTTTCCGCCGAGAGCGATGCGGAATACTTCACCCGTGGAGCCACATTCCTTTCTGGACTAACTCAGGGCCTCGTAACCGCTACGCAGATCAAGAACAGAGTCCTGTCGTTGCTTGCTGGAACAAGCACCCCGGACACAGACTTCACCGCGGTGACCACCTCGACTGGCTGGCGGTGCAATGTGTATGACTTGACTGATCTCAGCACCATTGAGCCGACCGGCAACTTTGTCCGGTCCAGCGGAACTGTAACTGTAACCGTGCCAAGTGGTCATGGTATTGGCGTCAATGACGAGATTCAGGTATTCACTCCCGGCGCGGGCTCGGCATTTGATGGCTATTTCAGTGTAACTGCATCGAACGCCACCAACATTTCTTGGGCTTCGGCCGGGACCAATGCTTCTGCTACGGCCGAGAACTCGTTCATTTACCATCTTGACGGGATGGACACAGCCGCCGCCGATGCT